GGGACTTCCTCACGCGTTAATCATTTAGCACCAAAGACCAAGTGCAAAGACAGGGTCTTTGCACCACGATAGGAGGTGAATGATGTATGTATCATCACCACGGATGGCCTCAATTGGTATACCAAATGATTTGGATAGCGTCGCTTTAACTCCGCTAAATTTTGCATTGAGCATAGCGTATTGTGTAGCATTTAGTCTATCAATAGAGTCAGCTTCGCGTTGTTCAACTTGAAGACCGAACTTATATTGTAGGGATCTGCTATAAACAGCCATGTTTGCAGTGTTTAGAATTTGTTTAAAGTATGTTTCTAAGCCATACTTGAGTACTAATTTACGACAATAACTAAAAACTCCAGGCAGTAATGGTTCCCTTGTATGCACTGATGGTCCTATACCATCGGGATCATTCTTAATCCTAGTACGATGAAACCTAAACTTTAAGGCTTCATTATGTACTTCAGTAGTATAACCACCAAATATGCGATGCGTTTTTCTGAATTCTGTAATCACTCTTTTGTCGAGTTGCCATTTTTTGCATAGATAGGACAATTGAGCTTTCTCTAGAATATTAACAATTTCAGGATTTGCCTGTCTAGAGGTTAATTCATCTGCCCGTGTTAAAATAGAATTAATTATAGCCACTGGATCATTAGGAATAGCCATTTCCGTCGGTCCGTGCACAAAAGTAGATACCGCTCGTGCTAAATACTGTGTACCCAAACCATTATTATGGTCAACACGTAAAAATTCAGCAATGCCACCTAAGAAACACTTAGAATTTTGAAATCTAATATTATGTTTTACAGCGTTACTTTCCATATTACGTATTTGATCAATGTTAGTCACAGCACCCAGTATATCGTCACCATTATGTGTCGTAGCAAATGTCGTATCACCCATCATAACTTTAGTATATATATAGTTGAGTACAGTGTTCATAAAAGTAGTCAGTCGCCAACCAGATAATAAAGTCCCTTCAGTACTATAAACCTTACCATCAAGTTGTTTAATGGTTACATTACCTAATGACTCGTACAACCAGTCAATAGCCCCTAATTGTTCAGGATCAACTTTATCTTTAAACACTACCATGTAAGCGTGCAAAACACTACGCATCACTTCAGTACTATGCTGCGAATTAAAATCTTCAAAATCGAAACAATAAGGCACTCCATTTTTTAAAACTTCTTTAACTGATCTAGCTACTTTCTTTGACTCTGCTTCTTGTCCTATGGGAAACATTTTACTTAGTAATTCTTCACAACCGGCCATACCAAAACTAGATATTATAAAGTTGGTATTATCGACACCATAAATCGCACGCTGTTTACCCCACTCATACTTCACTGAAGCTTTGGCAAACATTTCAGGTTTACGTTCAATAAAATGACTATAATCAACATCTGGCATAGCACAGAATCCATAAAATTTATGACGCATATCGTGCTCTTTATGTGCGAACACTTTATCTTCATCATACTGAGAAGAGTAAGCGCCTGTTGGTGCCCACTGCCAGCGTGAATCCCAGAAGTTTTTCCAATTATACATTTTAGGACGACCACCTAATTGTCGTAATCTTGCAAATAAGGTACCAGCCTCCTCAAATATCCGTTTAGGGTCAATTTTAGCTACGTTAGGTTTTTGCCTATGCTCTTGTTCTATAGACCAGTCTATGTCACCAACTCCTCTATTTACAAGTACTTCTAATTCAAAAAAGGGAGATAAGTCTATATTAACATTATTTTGTAATGCCTTTAGTCTTAATGAAAAGTGTTTCTTTATATAAGTGGAAAAATGTTCTACAGATGTATACTTAATATGTAGTATATCCGACTTATTAATCAGAGATCTCGCCTCTTTAGGTAGTAAGAGAAACCAAACTAGTACACCAATAAAGAAACTATCATGGACTTGGATATCAACCAGTTGCTCAAGTAAAGCCATACCAGGGCCAACCGTCCTAACAATCGTGTCATAATTCAAATTTGACAATTCCTTTATTGTGATGTGCCGCAAGTGTTTTGCAGAAACCTTAGTTTTGATTAATTCCAACTTACCCTCAAGTACAGCCCTGACACCCTTGTAATTTGGTCGTACTTTATAATTAAGTGAGCGTTTGGACATATAAAAACAATATTCTAATACATTATTTGTGTGTATCGTACCAAAGGGAAACATATCAGGTCCGTACTGTATTCTAGAGATACGTAACAAGTGTGGAGAGGTCAAACCGACAATACTAGTATAGTTTGACAGATACAATGCAGATGCATTCAAGTAAGGAAAATAGATACATCTAACAGGGACAGCACAGCTACCTAAATTATAATTCACAACCCCGTGTAACTTAATATTTGGTATTATGTCATACAACACATGAGTTGAAGATAAAAAGGGCACGACCTGCGTGATATTCTTAGAAGTATTTATATATAATGGTATATAGGAAACTTCTCTTAGTGGTCTGTTTCGTCTGGTGGTATATCTTCCGGCCTCGGACCAGTGTCTGTCTCCGGCAACTGTAATTGACCTACATTTACTTCCAACGGTATGGCAATTTCTGGATAGGCCACTTGAAAATCCGAGTCATCTGCATTATATGTCGAGTATAATAGACAATTATAAGCTTTAGGCATCTTAGTAGTCATAAGAATCCTATCGGCACTTAGATAAGATGTTGGGTTTGAAGAAGCAGGCAACGAATTGTATTCAGGTTCACGTAGAGGAGAAACCTGAGTACGTCGCCAGGAAAAGAATGTTTCGAAATTGCGTAGCCATTCGATTGAAGAACCAAAGCAATGAGATCTTTCCGTGTCTTGTAGCACAATGTAAGGCAAAACTTCTTGAAGAGTAGCGGGTGTAACAGGTGGCATAGCGATAGATACATCGTTGGGTGCGTACATTCGATGCTTACCACCCTGTAGAGGATGTTTATAATGTACATCGTAGCCTTGCCATCGCTGCACTACCCCGTAAGCCCATAAGTCGTAATAATTGTATGCTGTCTCAATTTTACCTCGTATTTTGCGTTCAACAGTTGGCCTTATTTTGAAAATACTGTGATGCGGCGTACCATTGAGCAAACTACCTCCAAGACCGGTAATCAACCCAACACAGCTAGGCGGTACAAGCGTGTTAGTATACAAGTTTGTATGGTTGACGGTATAACCATACTCAGCAAGGTGAGCTATGTCTATATTACCAAATTTCACAACATCATGATAATGAGCTTTTAGACCTTGAGAGAAATAAGTGCCCATCATAGAGAAAGTAGGTCTGGGTACGCCGATACCGAGCACGGCTGAGCTGAGTGCATCAGCCCGTTCACATGGTCTTAGCGTATCAAAATAGTCGTTATCATATTTATGTAGGAAACCTGTAACAGTAGTGGAGTTAAACTGGTTTAAATACTCACCCCAGTACCAAGTGGTATTAGCCAGCATTGACTCATAAAATAATGAGTCATTATCACTAACTAAATCTTTTGCCATAACTATCGCCTCACGGGATAGTTGTGCCCCATCACCTTCTAGTAGCATAGGCAAGACTGCTCTCCTCAGGCCAAGTTTAGGCAAGCTCAGAGTCCTCTCAACTTGTAACCACCAGTGAGATTCAACTGTTTCAGTAGCCGGTTGGACCAGCCAATATTTCATCGCAACTGCAGCAGCTTTCAGCTCTTCATACCATTTGTGAGTTACAACAAGTTTTGTCAATGTACTCTTTAAGTCTTTAGTTGTGAAAACGAATTCTGGAACAGCTAAATCTTGAGATCTAGGTCTCAGAGCATAAATCTTATCTTCTTCATTATGTCTGAAATCAACATCTTGGTCAACCAAGAAAGGAGTTGATCTTTTATTGCCATCCATAGCTATACCTAGTATAGCCACTTCTTTCATTGTCATACCACTGCAATTTACATAATACCGAGCCTTTCCAAAATTGTTGATAGCTTCTTCACTAACTGGCATATCCATATCATGAACTGCTAACTTACCCAAATCATAAGAAGCACTATGATGCCATTCGGAAGGCACTTTGAATCTATTATGTAACATACCAACTACATTACCAAATGTGACACCGGATTGGCTATGACCATCATCATAATCATACATCTGCCAATATTGTACCTCAAATTGAAATCTTTGTTCGTGATAAGCTGGGTTAGGAACCATCTGTCCCGGGTTGCCAGGAATCTGGGCTGCGGGCAAAGCTCGTAACCACCTTTTCATTGATTCCAATATAGTGTAGATATGCTTATCATTGTCGCTTACACCCATACGGAACATATTCATACGAATGTAGTTAACCAAGTTCACAAAACTAGTATCTTCATTATCTACACATATAGCACCCACTTCGTCAGCGACTAATGTATAAGTATGATTGTACACCTTCATTTTTTCAAAAATCTTGGAAATTTGTATTTTTTGGAGCAATACATATAATAAACTAGTAGCATTATCATAGAAATCTGAGACAACTGTAGCATTAATAAAATTGTTTAATCTTTGCTCCTTTAACTCAGTAGAAGTAACAATCTCTCTCAACCTCTTTGATATAGCAGCCGGATTAGGTACACCGACATCATTAAGATAGTGTGGGTTCATACCATAATGGGAATGCATGGAAAAGTCAAGCCTAACCTTTGATTCCCTACCATATACAGTTCCTTGTGATATTACTTTGGTTTGTCTTCTATCTTTGTAATTTTCCCCAAGTGTGGCGTACACGGCATCTTTGATTTCTTGACTCTTCTTGAAACTGTCGGGGTCCAACATACAGTCTCTCTTTTCATCTGCGGAGGCAGGTTTAGTAGCTTGTTTAACGACACTAGCTATGTCAAGGTGTAGTACAGACCTGATATATACAAGGCCGTTCTTAAGTGTGTCAATCGTACCATTGACATCAAGGTGATTTTTGAGGTAATCCATTTGTGTGTGTGAGTGTGTGTGTGGGTGGTGAATTTTCTATCAATATCGGGATTTATACGGTAT